TTTTAAGGAGAAAGACAATGGCGAATACCCAAGCCATCGGCGTTGCTTACGAAGACCAGAACATCCGCGGCGCGGATTTCGTCTACGTTGACGACGAACTCGGCTACACCGCCGCCGCTCGCGGCGCGGTGACGCAGGCCACCGACAAGTCCACTGCCGTGACGCTCAACCGTTCGGCGGGCACCATCACCATGAACGCTGCTGCGCTCGGTGCGACCACGTCGGTGACGTTCACGCTCAACAACAGCAAGATTTCGGCCAACGACGCCGTGATCCTGTCGATTGTGGGCGGCACGGCTACGGCGGGCTCCTACACCCTGTGGGTGACTGGCCTTGCCGCTGGCGCGGCGACCATCACGCTGCGCAACATCACTGGCGGCAGCCTGAGCGAAGCGGTTGTGTTCAACTACGTGATCGTTCACGCTCTGTAACTACGTTGGGCGGCCTTCGGGCCGTCCATTTTTGAGAGGCTCATATGGCTGTCATCTATCTGCGGCACCCCCAGCACGGCGCCAAAGTCGCCATCAGCGAACACGAAGCCATCCAAGACGAAATGTTTGGCTGGGAACGCTTCACGCTTGACGAAGTCGAGCCCGCGCAGCACCCTCTGGACCATGACGGTGACGGCCGCCCCGGCGGTTCACTCCCCGGCGAAAACTCGATGCGGCGCCGCGGGCGTCGGCGCGCGGAACAGGAAGACTAAGCAATGACGAGCGCGGGCGACATCATTAACGGCTCTCTGCGCCTGCTGGGCGTTCTGGCGGAAGGTGAAACGCCCTCGGCGGAAACGTCGCAGGACGCGCTCGCCGCTATGAACCAGATGATCGACAGTTGGAATACGGAACGGCTGTCGGTTTTCGCCACGCAAGATCAGGTCTTTACATGGCCTGCGGGCCAGTTGTCGCGCACGCTGGGGCCGTCTGGTGATTTTGTCGGCAACCGCCCGGTGCTGCTGGACGACAGCACCTACTTCAAAGACCCCGGCACCGGCGTCAGCTACGGCATCAAGTTCATCAACCAGCAGCAGTACAACGGCATCGCGGTCAAGACCGTCACGTCCACGTACCCGCAGGTGATCTTCGTCAACAACACCTTCCCCAACGTGGAGATGTACGTCTACCCGCGCCCGACGCGCGCTCTGGAGTGGCACTTCATTTCCGTTGAGGAACTGACCAAGCCCGCCACGCTGGCGACCGAACTGCACTTCCCGCCGGGCTACCTGCGCGCCTTCCGCTACAACTTGGCGACCGAAATGGCGCCGGAGTTTGGCGTTGAGCCGTCGCCGCAGGTGCAGCGCATTGCCATGACGAGCAAGCGCAACCTCAAGCGGATCAACAACCCTGACGACATCATGTCGATGCCCTACAGCATCGTGGCAACCCGCCAGCGGTTCAACATCTACGCCGGGAACTATTGAACATGCCCAACGTCAAGATTTCGGCCCTCCCGCTCGCAACGTCGCCGCTGGACAACTCGGTCGTCATGCCGGTCGTGCAGGGCGGCACCACCAAGCGCGCGTCCGTCGATGCCGTGCGCGGGTATGTCTCGCCCGAGGACTTCACCGGCACCGACACCGTCAAGTTCAACGCCGCGCTGGCAACCGGCAAGCCGGTGCGTTGCACCGCGACCAGCTACAGCATTACGGCGTCGCTCACGCCGACCGCGGCGGGGCAGATCATTGACCTCAACGGCGCGCTGCTGACCTGCACCGGCAACTTCGACGTGTTCAACGTCACCGGCTTGCAGGGCGTCATGATCGGCAACGGGCGCATCGAAGCGGCCGCCATGACGGGCGGCGACATCCTCAACGTCGTGAACGCTGACCGCACCACCTTCGAGAACGTGCTGGTGTTCAACCCGTTCAACTTCGCCTTTGTGCAGAAGGCGAACGTGGTCGAGATCAACAACGTCTGGGTGAACAACATTCGCGGCGCCTACGGCATCCGCTGGCTGGGCGATGCGGCCAACCGCTCGGACGTGCTGCGCCTGATCGGCGTGGTCATGTCGTTCCCCAACGCGGGCATCGGCATCGACTGGGACGGCAACTGCCACACGCTCCAAGCGTTCGGGGTCATCATCGTGCGCCCGAACAAGGGCGTTCACATTCGCAACACGGCGGGCGCGACTGCTCCGGAGTTTGGTTTTTTTACCAACCTCGAAATCGACTTCCCGGTCAGCTACGGCGTCGAAATTCGGGCGGGCGAAAGCTACTATTTCGGTCCGCAGTTCTACTGCCACGGATCGACCACCGCGAGCGGCGTCTTTGTTGCGTCCGGGCTTGCCCCTGACCGCATCCAGTTTGCGGGCGGCAAGATCAGCGGCAACGCGACCTACGGCATCGAAAATAACTCGCGCGTGTTGGCGGCGAACCTCGTTCTGACGGGCAACACGACCGCCAACTATCTGAACGCCGACAACGCCATTATGAGCGCGCCGCGCGTCGAGATTGACAGCACGTACCTGATGCGCGTGGCCAGCGGCAGCCCCGTGCTCCAGTTCGACGCGAACGACTACATCGGCTACAGCCGCTCCGCCAACGACATGATCGTCGTCATCGGCGGTAACACCATTCTCACGTGGGCCGCCGACCGCGTGCAGTTTACCCAGCCGCCGCAACTGCCGGTCGTCACCGTGTCGCAGCTTCCCGCTGCGGCTGCGGGCAACCGTGGGCGCGAGTATTACGTCAGCGACGCGAACGCCACCACGCGGCTGGCGATTGTCGCCGGCGGCGGTGCCAACTTCGTCAAGGTGTTCAGTAACGGCACAAACTGGCTGATTGCATGAAGACGCCCATCCTCGGCTCCAGCTACGTCGCCCGCAGCGTCAACGTTGCGGACGCGCGCATGGTCAACCTCTTCCCCGAGGTTGTGCCGGAAGGCGGCCAGATGCCGGCGTTCCTCAACCGCGCGCCGGGACTGCGGCTTCAGCAGACCGTGGGCAACGGACCCATCCGTGGGCTTTGGCCGCAGCCCGGTTCGGCCACAGGCTTTTACGTGGTGTCGGGCGCCGAAGTTTACCTGCTTGCCTCGCCGACCGCTACGCCGACTTTGATCGGCGCGATTGCCGCAGGCACACACCCTGTCTCGATTGCCGATAACGGCGATCAGGTGATCTTTGTCACCAACCCGCAAGCCTACGTCTACACCCAGAGCACCGCTACGTTCGGGCAGGTCACGGACCCTGACTTTCCGGGCGCAGTTACGGTCGGCTACATTGACGGCTATTTCGTTTTCAACGAGCCTGACAGCCAGCGCATCTGGGTCACGTCGCTGCTGGACGGCTCGCAGATCGACCCGCTCGACTTTGCCAGCGCCGAAGGCGCCCCTGACGGCGTGGTCGGCATTATCGTGGACCACCGCGAGGTGTGGGTGTTCGGCACCAACAGCACCGAAGTCTGGTATAACGCTGGTGCGCCTGACTTCCCGCTGGCACGCATCCAAGGCGCGTACAACGAAATCGGCTGCGCTGCGCCCTATTCCATCGCCAAGATGGACAACAGCGTCTTCTGGCTCGGCCGCGACGCGCGCGGCCAAGGCATCGTCTACCGCGCGGGCGGCTATGTCGGCCAGCGCATCTCGACGCACGCGGTCGAGTGGCAAATCCAGCAGTACGCCGATATGTCGGACGCGGTCGCCTACACCTACCAGCAGGACGGCCACGCCTTCTACGTGCTGAACTTCCCGACCGGCGGCACGACGTGGGTCTATGACGCGGCGACCGGCGCGTGGCATGAGCGCGCCTACTTCAACAACGGCGACTTCGAGCGCCACCGCGGCAACTGCCAGTGCAACGTCCGCAACGACACCGTCATCGGCGATTACCAGAACGGCAACATCTACCTGTTCGACCTCGACACCTACGCCGACAACGGCACGCCGCAGAAGTGGCTGCGGTCGTGGCGTGCGCTGCCGACCGGCGCGAACAACCTGCGCCGCACGGCGCAGCACAGCCTGCAAGTTATGTTCGAGGCCGGCGTGGGCCTGTCGGGCTTCGAGGCGGGCGCGGTCTGGGGTCTGCTGCTGACTGAAAGTGACGACCTTCTTGTCACCGAGGACGACATGGGGTTGGAGGTTACGCCCGAGATCGTGCAGGGGTCGAACCCGCAGGTCATGCTGCGCTGGTCGGACGACGGCGGGCATACTTGGTCGAACGAGCACTGGGTGTCGATGGGCAAGATCGGCGGCTACGGCCAGCGTGCCATCTGGCGCCGCCTCGGCATGACGATGAAACTGCGCGACCGTGTTTACGAGTTGTCCGGCACCGACCCCGTCAAGCTGGTCATCATCGACGCAGAACTGCTGTTGAGCGGAACCAATGGCTAACCCGCTTAACATCACCCGCATCCCCGCCTCTCGCGTCGAAGTCATCGACCCGCGCACGGGGCTGATGTCGCG